TAGGCTCTGATGTTATGCGCCGACATAGACGACGATTAAACGGAAAAGACGGGTGTAAGTGTCCCCGTGAATCTTGATGATGCATTAGATAACTTACTTAAAACCTCCGAGATGGATTCGGTGCAGAAACTTCCACCGCGCTCGCGTACAGCCGAATGGACTCCTGGTGTCTCATGGCAAGGCGAAGAAGGAACAGTTACGACCGAAGCGGTTGAAGGCGATGCTCACCCTGATTGGTCTGGCGTATTACGAATGTGGGGGCTTGACCCCGAGAACTTTGCAGTAGTTGAGCCAGTCCTTTTCAATGTATGGGGCGATGTAGATGGAATATTAAACCGTCAATGGAAAGGCAAGGTAGTTCGCAAGGGCAAACAAGAGAACTACGACATTGAAGAACTTATCAAAGAAATTAAAAAACATAAACCTACTGTTCGCAAAGAGTTTACGGGCGAGGCAAGTTTAGTTGTATTGGCATCTGATTGGCAGGTTGGTAAGAAGGATGGCGACGGATTAAAAGGCTTGGTCGGCAGGTGGCTTCAGGCAATTGATGATGTTGAGTTCAGATTAAAAGAATTAAAGAAAATTGGTCGCCTCATTGATTCAATCACCGTTCTTTGCTTAGGTGATTTGGTTGAAGGGTGTGATGGGCATTACGCCATCCAAACTTTCACGGTTGAGGTAGATAGAAGAGATCAGGTAAAGATAGCGCGAAGGCTCCTAAGAGATGCCCTCATCCGTTGGTCAAAGTTGGTTCCTTCGATAACAGTCGCCGCAATCGGCGGAAACCACGGCGAGAACCGAAAAAACGGAAAAGCCTTTACTACCCTTAACGATAATGACGATGTAGCCCTAGTAGAGTCCGTTGCTGAAATCTTCGCCGCAAATCCTGAAGCCTACGGTCATATTAAATTTAATATCCCAACCGATGAGTTGAGTCTAACCCTAGAAGTGCACGGCAAAATTATTGGAATTACTCATGGACATTTAGCCCGAAGTGGTATGGGAGTTGAAGCAAAGTTACGCCGATGGATTGCCGATCAATCTTTAGGTCGCCAACCAATCGGTGATTGTGACATCTTAGTTTCAGGGCACTATCATTCATTCAAACTTGCAGATTTTGGGGGCGTGAAATGGATTCAGGCTCCAGCCTTAGACGGAGGGAGCGTATGGTGGAATCAATCAACGGGGGAAGTGGCAGATGTGGGAGTGCTGACCTTCTTGGTGAGCAGTCAGGGAGTATCGGATATCCAACTACTATGAATGACCCCCGCGATATTGCGCTATATGCCGCTGAACTCGTCTCAGGAGAGCGCCTAGACGAGTATGGACACCCTCTTGATAACTTAACAAGAACAGCGCAGATATGGTCTGTAATCCTTGGTATACCCATTTCAGCAGAGCAAGTGAGTCTATGTATGGTAGGAACAAAACTATCAAGAGAAGTAAATCGGGCGAAACTAGATACCGTGGTTGATGGAATTGGCTACTTTCTGACCCTTGCTATGGTTCGAGAAGAACGCGCTAGGCGTGAAGAGTTGATTATTAAACCCCAGTAGTGTATACTGGTATTACACCGAGAGGGGGAAATCATGGAGTTTAGAATCTCAACCATTGACGTTGATAAGACTCTTGCCAAGGCGCAAAAGATTGCTTCCCGTGGGCAGAAAAAAGGTTTAAGCGGTGGCTTCCAAGTAGGAGTTGAAAACCGTTACGAAATAATCAACGGTGTAACTTTTGAATACCCAGTCTTAGTTGTCACGGGCGAAGCCCTTAAATACAACGGTTATGAGTTCGTGGCGGTAGCAGAATTCATTGAAAATCAGGTCATTGTTAAGGGCATTTATGGGCAGGAAGTTAAATCCTCTGATGTAAAGGTCGGTTACTGCGACCATTGCCAAGTTGAAAGAACCCGTAACAAGGTTATCTTTATCAGGAGCGAAGAGGGAAAGTTGAGTCAGGTTGGCTCAACCTGCGTAAAGGATTTCTTAGGGTGGGACTTTCACGCTACTGCCCTTGTTACTGAATCAGACTTTGAGAATGAGTTCGGTGGCTATATCGGTGGCGGGAATACAGGAATTGATACCTTGTCGGTGATAGCACACGCTATCAAAGCAGTTGAAAAAATCGGATATGTCAAGGGCGGTATCGGGTCGTCTACAAGGAACATCGTTCAGGGCAAAATCAAGGGCGTGAATTCTTATGTCAGCGATTGGAAAGAATATGTCGGGGAAGATGTAACCGAAGCGGATATTTTGAAGGCTATTGAGTTGATTCAATGGGGCAAGGTTTTCGAGGGCGATAGCGGGTATGCTGAAAACTTGAGGGCGGTCTGCCAGTTGGAATACCAAACCGATTCCACTATCGGTATCGCGGTCAGTTTGGTGAAAGTCTTTAACAATCAAATCGCTCAGGATATTATCAAGAAAGAACAAGTCCAGTTCAGCAAGGAACAATACGCTGAAACAGGTACAAAGGTCGAATTGGATGTAACCTGCACGGGTCAAAATACCTTTGAAACCCAATATGGATACACCACGCTCTACACATTCGTTAGCAGTAATTCTCAGTTCAAGTGGTTCTCCTCGGGCAACGCCGATATCGAAACTGGAGGTCAAATCAAAATCAAGGGAACAGTAAAAGGCTCCGATGAACACAAGGAAGTCTTTTCAACATTGCTAACAAGGTGCAAAATACTTCCCTGATACAATAAACCTATCGTGACCTAGTGTCCTCCATTTTATCGTTTCTCTCTGTGTCCAAGTGACCTATAACGGTGACTTGGATTTTTCATGTCACCGTCACAGAGGAGTTCGATATGGCAGGAAGTTACAAGGCTTTAACGGGCATTGATTACCCGCCCAATAAGCGCGTTGAAATTGGTGCCGTAGTTAGTGATCTACCACCACAGTCTATTAAGTGGTTGCTTGATTCAGGGGCTATTGAAGATACCTCTAACCCAACAAAATCCGTCAAAGAGGAACCAATACTTGCTCCGATAGTTAAGGAGCCAGCAGTTGAGGCAACCCCCGACGCTCAAGAAACAGATGAGGATAAATAATGCCAACATTTAGCCACGGTAAAAGTGTCAATGTTTTTGTAAACGAATTTGATTTTTCAACATATTTCAACGATGAAACTTCTACTAACTCAGTTGAAACTGCCGAAACAAGTGCTTTTGGAACTGAAGCAAAAACCTACATTGTCGGTCTGAAAGATGGAACGATTTCACTCAGCGGTATGTTTGAAGGAAGTGCCGCCGTTGGAACAGATGAGTTCTTTGATGCCAACCTCGGTTCGACAACTAATCAAAAAGTAATTGTTGCCCCCGAAGGTCATGCCAACGGAAACCGAGCAGTTGCTATGCAAGCCGATGGAACCTCTTATGAGGTTTCGGGCGCAATTGGCGATATTGTCCAAGCCAGCGCCGAATTCCAAAGCAACGACGGAGTTGATAACGGAGTCATCCTGTCATCAGGGGCAGTCGTAACAGTCACAGGAAATGGCACTTCAGTAGATAACACTATTGCCAGCACAAATGGCGGAGTTGCCTTCATTAGCGTTCCAACAAATACACGAAACGGAACAATCGCAGTCAAGGTTCAGCACTCAGCGGATAACTCTACTTTTGCTGACTTGGCTTCATTTACAACAGTTACCAGCACCCAAAAAACTTCTGAAAGAGTTTTAGTGGCAACGGGAACAACAGTAAACCGATACCTACGGGTGGCATACACAGTCGCAGGTTCAACAGGCTCCGCTACACCCGTAGTGGTTTTTACTAGGAGGTAAAATGCCAACATTTAGACACGGTAAATCAACATCGTTCAAGGTAGACAACGCCGCGGGAACACTTACAGACATCAGTACATCACTTACGGATGTTTCATTTCCTCGTAGCGTAGAGACTGCTGAAACCACAGCATTTGGCGCAAGCGCAAAGACCTACATTGTAGGATTAAGCGATTCTACAGTTTCAGTCTCAGGAAACTTTGATGCAACAGTAGACGCTCACCTTGCAACAGTCCTTGGACAATCTGCAACACTTTCATTCGAGTACGGTCCTGAAGGCACAACAACAGGTCAGGTAAAGTACACGGGTGAAGCGATCATGACTTCATACGAAAAAAGTGGCGCAGTTGGAGATGTAGTTACATTTTCATCTGAGTTACAGGTAACTGGCGCGGTAACACGCTCCACATTTTAATAATTAAAACAACTTAATAAATCGTGACCAACCTAGTGTCCCAAGGAGAATAAAATGAGTCTAAAAGACCAAATCTTTAGTGCCGATGACATCACCAAGGAACTTGTCGAAGTTCCTGAATGGAATGTAACGGTAGAACTTCGTTCAATGACCGCGGCTGAACGCGCCAAACTTGGTGAGTCGGCTAGTGCAACATCAGGTAAAACTGATGTTGGTCTTATGTATGCCCTTACAGTTATTGCAAGTGTGTACGACCCTGAAACTGGTTTACCTGTATTTACTTTCCAAGACAAGGAAGCAATTCTTTCAAAGAGCGGAACTGTTATTGAAAGACTTGCAACTAAGGCTCTTGGATATTCAGGTATGACCGAAGTGGCGGTTGAAAAAGCAGGGGAACGATTTCCTCAAGAATCCTGAGCATAGGTTTCACTTTGAACTTGCAGAAAAATTAGGTAGGACGGTGGCTGAACTTCTTTACGGGAGTCCAGCACACCGCCCCCTATCTAGTATGGAACTTACTGAGTGGAGCGCTCTTTACAATGTAAGAGCAGTTGAACGCGAATCAGAAGAGAAGAAGGCTAAAGTTAGGAGGCGATAATGGCAGATGCACCAACAATGGAAGTCCGCGCTCGCCTCTCCGCTGAAACTGCCAATTTTACTCGCGGTTTTGCTCAAGCATCTCAATCTGTTGAGGGATTTCAAAAATCATCTTCTCGCTTAAATTCCACCATGGTCGCGGCAGGAGTTGTCGCTGGAACAGTTGGTGCCTCTCTTATTGCCTTTGGTGTTAAATCCTTTACTGCCGCGGCGCGTGTTGATGAGTTGAATTACGCTTTAGCCGCAATTGGTAAATCAACAGGCAAGGGTGAGGAAGCCCTTGTCAATGAAGCCAAAGAAGTTAAAGGCATGGGTATTGAGATGGAAATTGCCCAAAAATCTGTCTTAAAATTTGCACAAAATAATCTTGAACTTGGCAAAGCATCTGATATTGCCCGTATTGCTCAGGACTTAGCAATCATTAGCGGTGAGAACTCTACTGATACTTTTAACAAACTAACCCATGCAGTCATAACTGGTCGAAGCGAAGTTCTAAAATCAGTCGGTATTCAAGAATCTGCTGGCGCAATGTACGAGAAGTTTGCTCGAAGCATTGGGGTGTCTACAAAGTCACTATCGGCGCAACAAAAACAACAGGCTG